TAAGTCTGATAGCGCGTTGCAGCAACTCATCGACAACATCATTGAGTTGTACGCCAGGACATTGTACAAACTCAAATATCTGGCATAGGAAAAATCATGGCCTCAAATTACCTGAACATTAGCGCAACCACGCAAATTAAGGTCGGTGCCGGTAAACTCAAAGGCATCATGTGCAGCACCGCGTCTTCCACGCCGACCATTGCGGTCTATGACTCGGCAACTGCGGCTACGGGTGCGGTCACAATAATTTCTGAGTTTGTACCCGGCGCACATACGATGTACGCGCTAACGGGGGATGACGGTGGCATCTGGTTTAGCAAAGGCTTGTATGTAGTGATCGGCGGCACCGTTGGTGTCACGTTCATTTACGAATAGGAACAAACATGGCCCATTATTATCAGTTGAGCGTAACTGCCAGTGTGCCAAACAAGACCACTATAAAAGTGGGTTTTGGCGTGCTGAAAGGTATTTTTTGCAGCTCTGCATCAGCCACGCCCCGCGTGACGGTGCATGACTCTGCAACGCAATCGGCAACAGACCCCACAATTATCAGCCTTCTTACCCCGCAAGCGAGTGAGAACTATCCACTGAGTGGGGATCGTAACGGCATCGGATTTAGCAAAGGCCTGTATGTGTTGGCTACAGGCACTATGGAATTGACTTTTGTTTACGAATAACCGCACTGGCGCGGAACGCCAGGGATTCCAAGGAATCAAGCCATGTCTGAAGAAGTAATAGCGGAAGTACCCGCGCCGGAACAGGTCGCTACGGCAGCACCTGAGCCTGAGATAGCAGCGCCGGAAGCAGCACCCGAAGTTGAGTCTAAGGTATTCACACAAGAAGACCTGGACGCAGCCATCGGTAAGCGGCTTGCAAGAGAGCAGCGAAAGTGGGAACGCGAAGCAAGGCAGGCCGAAGCACCAAAGCCCGTCCCTGTAGAGCATGTTAAGCCGGAACAGTTTACGACGACCGAGGAATACGTTGATGCACTGACGACTTCCAAGGCAGCGCAGATTGTCCACCAGCAACAGTACGCGAAACAGCAACAGGAGTTGCTTGGGAACTATCACGAAAAGGAAGAAGATGCGCGGGGCAAATACGAGGACTTTGAACAAGTTGCGTACAATCCCAAGCTACCGATTACTAACGTGATGGCTCAGACAATTCAAGCCTCGGATAACGGCCCTGATATTGCATACTATCTCGGCACAAACCCCAAGGAAGCTGACCGCATTTCTCGACTTGAACCGTTCTTGCAGGCCAAAGAGATAGGAAGATTGGAAGCGAAAGTTGCTTCTGAACCCGTTACAAAACGTACATCCAGCGCACCTGCGCCGATTTCACCCGTCACCGCTCGCGGAGGTCACTCCGGCAGTTTCGATACCACAGACCCAAGGTCAGTTAAAACCATGACCACAAGCCAGTGGATTGATGCCGAAAGAGCGCGACAAGTGAAAAAGCAGGAAGCGAGGAACCGCTAGAAGAATTTTACTTCTAACCTCCTTTAAAGGAATAGGACAATGGGCAATTCACTTTTGACGATTGATATGATAACGAGGAAGTCTCTCGAGATCCTCGAGAACAACCTGGTTCTTTCCCGCAACGTTAACAAAGAGTACGACGACAGCTTCGCCGTTGAAGGTGCCAAGATCGGCTCGACCTTGCGGATTCGTCTGCCGGATCGCGCTCTGGTAACCGACGGGGCCGCGCTGCAAGTGCAAGACGACAACGAGCAGTACACCACGCTGACGGTTTCCAGCCAGAAGCACATCGGCATCAACTTCACTTCCGCCGAACTGACCATGCAGTTGGACGACTTCGCGGAACGTGTTCTCAAGCCGCGTATCAGCCAGTTGGCTGCAAGCGTGGACGCTGATGTTGCCAACGCGTACAAGTCGATTTTCAACACCGTTGGCACTCCAGGCACCACCCCTGCGACCGCTCTGGTTCTGCTGCAAGCGCAACAGAAACTGAACGAGTCGGCTGCGCCTATGTCGCCGCGCTTTGCAACTGTCAACCCGGCTGCGAACGCTGGGCTGGTGAACGGTCTGTCGGGTTTCTTCAACCCGACCAGCACGATCTCCCGCCAGTTCAAGACCGGCATGATGGGTGAGGGCGTTCTGGGCTACGACGAAATGAATATGTCGCAGTCGATTGTCAACCACACCACGGGCAGCCGCGCAGGAACCATTCTGGTCAACGAAACGGTCTCCACCCAAGGGCAATCCACCATTACGCTTGATGGCCTTACCTCGACCACCACAGTCACTGTGGGCGATGTGTTCACCATTGCTGGCGTGTATGCGGTCAACCCGCAAACCCGTCTTAGCACTGGTAGCCTGCAACAGTTTGTGGTAACCGCAGCGCAAACAGCGTCCGGTAGTGACATGGCTAACATGGCGATTTCGCCGCCCATGTACACGGCTGCAAATGCGCTGGCGACCATCGATGCGTTCCCGGCTAACAACGCTGCGGTGACGTTCGTTGGAACCGCGTCCACCGTGTACCCGCAAAACTTGGTCTATCACAAGAACGCGATCACGCTGGCTACGGCTGACCTCTTGCTCCCGCAAGGTGTTGATATGGCTTCGCGCCAAGTGCATAACGGGATCTCGATGCGTATCGTGCGTCAGTACGATATCAACAACGACCGTATGCCTTGCCGGGTCGATGTGCTGTATGGTTTCAACACCATTCGCCCGCCGATGGCCTGCCGTATCTGGGGTTAACCAAAACGCCCCCGCCTAGCGCGGGGGCAATTCAATCTTTTAGGAGAAGCAATCATGGCACTTCCTTCAGTTGGTGGCGGCTATCAGTTTAATGATGGCAACACAAATGAACTCACAATTGGTGTCCAACCGGCACCGCAAACCGCAACGTCAACCGCAACCCTGACTACCACGCAAGTTTTGAATGGCCTGTTGGTAGTAGACCCAACGACTACGGCCTCAACTCTTACCATGCCTACTGCAACCGCAATCGACGCGGTAATGACCAACATGAAAACCAACAGCACGTTCAGGCTGACGGTAATCAACCTTGGCACCAGCACCGGCGTGGTTACGATGGCCGTTGGAACCGGCATTACTGCTGTTGGCAACCTGGTTGTGGCTATCACCGGCAGCGCGGCTGGCGTTGGCGGCGCGGCGCAGTTCCTGTTCCGCAAAACCGGCACCGCAGCCTACACCGTGTACCGTGTAGCCTAAGTAACACCCGCCCCTTAGCAATAGGGGGCGGGATTTGGAGAAGATCATGGTCATCTACATGCGGCACCCAGTTCACGGCACCAAGGTCGCTATTGCGGAGGCCGAAGCCGAAGCCGATGCGAAGAACGGTTGGGAACGCTATGACGCAGGTTCGTTGCTGACACCTAGCGAATCCGTCCTGAACGAATTGGCTAAGCCTCGCGGGCGACCGCGTAAGGAACTTGCGGCATGACCACTTCCGCTGGCGATCAGATCAACGGAGCGTTGCGCCTTATCGGTCAACTGGCCGAGGGCGAAACACCGTCGTCAGAAACCTCGCAAGATGCGCTGACTGCGCTGAACCAGATGCTGGATAGCTGGTCGGCTGAACGCCTGTCCGTGTTCTCAACGCAAGACCAAGTGTTCACCTGGCCCGCCAATACCGCAACGCGAACGCTCGGGCCTACGGGTAATTTTGTCGGCAACCGTCCTGTGCTGGTGGATGACTCAACGTACTTTGTTGATACCAGTAACAACATCAGTTTTGGCATCAAGCTGATAAACCAGCAGCAGTACAACGGTATTGCTGTAAAGACAGTCACCAGCACTTATCCGCAGGTCATGTTCGTAAACATGAAAATGCCGGATATTGAAATGACTGTGTACCCGGTGCCAAGTAAGGCGCTGCAATGGCACATTGTCAGCGTCACCGAGTTGGTCGAACCGGCGACTCTGGCGACCACGTTGGTGGTGCCTCCCGGCTATCTGCGGTGTTTCCGATTCAATCTGGCGGCTGAGATTGCGGCCGAGTTTGGCGTGGAACCGCCGCCCCAAGTGCAGCGGATCGCCATGTCCTCCAAGCGCAACATCAAGCGGATCAACAACCCCGACGATGTGATGAGCCTGCCGTACAGCATCGTGGCAACCCGCCAGCGGTTCAATATCTACAGTGGCAATTACTAATTGAAAACGCCCATCCTTGGCGGTAGCTACGTCACCCGATCAATCAATGCGGCAGACAACCGCATGGTTAACCTTTTTGCGGAAGCTATCCCCGAGGGTAACGGCGGAAAGGAACCCGGCTTCCTGTCGCGGTGTCCCGGCTTGCGGTTACTTGCAACCGTTGGCAGCGGCCCGATTCGCGGCCTGTGGGTGTCCAACGGCGTAGCCTATGTGGTGTCGGGCAGTCAGTTCTACAGTTTGTCTACCAGCTACACGGCCACCTTGCTTGGTACGGTCACCGGCACCGGCCCGGTCAGCATGGCCGACAACGGCACCCAAATCTTCATTGCCTGCAACCCGCTAAGCTACATCTACAACATATCCACGGCGGTGTTCGCCCAAATCACGGACGTTGACTTCCCCGGCGCTGGATCGGTTGGTTACCTTGACGGGTACTTCGTATTCAACGAACCGAACACGCAGAAGTTTTGGGTAACCAGTTTGCTGGACGGCGCGTCGGTTGACCCTCTAGATTTTGCCAGCGCGGAAGGCTACCCCGATGACGTAGTGGCGCTGATCGTAGACCACCGCGAAGTTTATCTATTCGGCAATAACAGCGTTGAGGTCTGGTATGACGCGGGGACACCGGACTTCCCGTTAGCGCGTATTCAGGGCGGGTTTATGGAAGTGGGCTGCGAGGCCGCGTACTCTGTGGCGAAACTCGACAACAGCGTGTTCTGGCTAGGGTCGGACGCTCGGGGCCGTGGGATTGTCTACCGGGCTAACGGTTACACGCCCGCACGGATCTCGACCAACGCGGTGGAATACGCCATCCAAAGCTACGGCAACATCACCGATGCGATCGGCTACACCTACCAGCAGGACGGCCACCCGTTCTATGTGCTGATCTTCCCGTCTGCCAACGCGACATGGGTCTTTGACGTTTCAACCCAGTTGTGGCATGAGCGGGCGGCGTTTCAGGACGGGGAATTTGTCCGGCACCGCAGCAACTGCCAGATGTCGTTCAATGACGAGATTGTGGTGGGCGACTATGAGGACGGGCGTGTGTACGCCTTTGACCTTGAGGTCTACGCTGACGACGACCAAATCCAGAAGTGGTTGCGGTCGTGGCGGGCGCTGGCTACGGGGCAGAACAACCTCAAGCGCACCGCGCATCACTCGCTGCAACTCGATGCTCAAACGGGCGTGGGCCTGAACAGCGGGCAAGGCAGCGACCCACAGGTCATGCTGCGCTGGTCGGATGACGCGGGGCATACCTGGTCGAATGAGCATTGGAGATCGATGGGAGCGATTGGCGGCTATGGCTACCGCACGATCTGGCGGCGGCTCGGCATGACGGAGAAGATCCGCGACCGGGTGTACGAGGTGTCTGGAACCGATCCGGTCAAGATCGCCATCATGGGCGCGGAACTGTTCGTTACCCCGACCAATGCTTAACGTCACCAACATCCCCGCGCCTCGGGTGCCGTTTATTGACGAGCGCACCGGCCTTATGGCGCGGGAGTGGTATCGGTTTTTCCTCAACCTGTTTACTTTGGCTGGCAACGGCAACAACCCCATATCGCTTGAGGAAGTGCAGCTTGGGCCACCCAATCAGCCCGATCTGACCGAGTTGCTGATCCAGATCAACCAGAACATCGCCCCGCAATACGAGGATCAATCGGGCGACTTCTTGGCTACCCTAGACACCGCGCAACTGATGTCGATGATGGCGCGGTTTGAGAACGCCGAAGCCGCCATCCAAGGCGCGTACCTCCAGCCGGTTGTGCAGACCGGCACCATTGCCAACTACAACTTGGACGGTAGCCCAACGGCGGGGGGCATCGTCTACGGCACCGGCTCGGCGTTGGCGGTTAGCGCAGCAGGGACAACGGGTCAGGTGCTGACTAGCGCAGGGGCCGGAACGCCGACTTGGGCAACGGCGGCGGCTGGCACCGTCACCAGCGTGTCTGTGGTGTCTGCCAACGGGTTGGCGGGGACGGTGGCTACTGCGACAACAACCCCGGCGATCACGCTGTCCACGACCATTACCGGCCTGCTCAAGGGCAACGGAACTGCGATCAGCGCGGCGGCATCCGGCACCGACTACGCCCCCGCGACCAGCGGCACCTCAATCTTGTACGGCAACGCGGCGGGTGGGTTCAACAACGTCACAATCGGCACAGGCGTGTCCTTCGTTGCCGGAACGCTGTCGGCAACTGGCTCGGGCGGCACGGTGACCAGTGTGGCGCAGTCTTTTACCGGCGGCTTGATTTCGGTTGCTGGTTCACCAATTACTACATCCGGCACGTTGGCCTTAACGGTTGCTGGTACTTCTGGGGGCATACCCTACTTCTCTAGCGCGTCAACTTGGGCTACGTCTGCGGCTCTTGCGGCGGGAGCATTGGTGCAAGGCGGTGGTGCTGGTGTCGCTCCGTCTACCATAACAACCGGCACGGGCGTAGTCACCGCTCTGGGAGTTAATACTGGCACGGCAGGCGCGTTTGTGGTCAACGGCGGGGCGCTTGGCACACCGTCCAGCGGCACGGTTACCAACCTGACCGGAACCGCCAGCATCAACATTAACGGAACGGTAGGCGCAACCACGGCAAATACCGGAGCGTTTACTTCCTTAACAACAACTGGTCAAGCGTTAATAGGCGGCGCATCAATTGGCGCTAGTGCAAATGCGTTCTACGGCGCAAACGGCAACGGAATAAATTACAACCGCAACACAAATAACGCAGCAGGTAAATACTGGTCATCTGGCCCAGATAACGGAAACAACTTCGTTGTTTTTAACCAAGCCGTTGCTGGGGTTTATGTAACCGATGGTGGCACAAGTTGGACTGCGTTATCAGACGAGCGATTCAAAGATATTATTGAGCCAATTACTAACGCAGCAGCAAAGGTATCAACTCTTAGAACTGTCATCGGAAAATATAAAACAGATGACGTTAATAAGCGCAGAGCATTTGTAATCGCTCAAGACGTACAGAAAGTTTTTTCAGAAGCAGTAGACGCACAGAATCCGAAACAACTAGGCGTTCAGTATAGCGATTTGATCCCGTTGTTGATTGCGGCAATCAATGAATTATCTTCTGAAATACAATTGTTAAAATCAAAACAATAGGCTACCTATGACCGTCACCGTAAAAGTACTGATTCCGGCCAAGAACGCCGAGAATAGCCAAACGACCCAATACACCGCGACCAACGTCACCACGATTATC